TAAAACTGCTTACAACAAAGTTAGAACGGACAATCCAAAGGAGTAACAGATGGCATATATAGGAAAATCAATTGAAAGTGGCACCTTTGCAGTTTTAGATACGAGTGGTAATACTTATAATGGCTCTAACACAACATTTAGTTTAGGGACGCAAGTTGGCTCTCCTGCACAATTACTTGTTTCACATGACGGGGTAATTCAAAAAGCAGGAACAGATTATAGTTTAGCTAGTGGCGGTACACAAATAACTTTTAGTACGGCTCCTGCATCTGGTGCAAATATCTTTATCGTGGAGATATCTGGTGCAGTTGGTGGCCCATTAGATTCAGACTTAAATGGTAATGAATTAATTTTAGATACTGATGGTGACACAAGTATTACAGCAGATACAGATGATCAAATAGATGTCAAGATAGGTGGCACAGATCAATTTAGTGTTAAAGATGGTGTCATAGAACCTACTACAGATAATGATGTAGATATTGGTTCAACATCAAAAGAATTTAAAGATGGATATTTTGATGGCACATTACACTGTGATGTATTAGATTTAGCAGGAACGGAGCATACATCTATAAGTGGTGGATTAGTTCCAATAACCACAGTGGCTTTTAGTTCTGGCACTGAGTTGGTTATTAACAATTGTTTTTCTTCTACATATTTAAACTACATGATGATAATTTCATTACTTGTTCCTCAAAGTGATGCTAGTTTAAATTTTAGGTTTAATGTAGGTGGCACAGCAGATTCAACTTCAAATTACCGTTATACTTTGGCAGGAACACAAAACGGAGGTAGTGGAACGAGTAACTATTCTAATGGAACGACAGATGAAGGTAGATTATTTTACGATATAGATGCAGATAGTGAAGCAGGTGCTAGTGGAGTTTTTTATATTCACAATCCATATGGTGGTTATCAAAGAAAACAAATTCATGGAGATACCTGTATACAAAAAGGAACTGCTGCAAATACTGTTCATTATACTGTTGCTACTGATTATCACAACAGTACAACTAAAAATTTTACAGGTATAAATCTTTTTAGTAGTGGTGCAACAAACTGGAGAGCAGGTAGCACTAGTGGAGGTTATGGTAGAGTTTCAATATTTGGAATTGTTAATAGTTAAGGATAAGATATGAAGAAAAAAGTTTATGATGTAGCGACAGGTAAAACAGAAATTTTAGATTGGACTGCTGAAGAAATTGCATCTCATCACATAGGTTTTGCAAGTATAGCTGAAAAAAATAAAGCTTACAAATTAGAAAAAATTAGAGGCCTAAGATTGGAGCGATTAGAACAAACAGATTACATGTCTGCGTCTGATATTACGATGCCAGATTATATTAAAACTTGGAGACAAAGTTTAAGAGACATTCCTCAAAATAATACAACCGACTCGCAATACGATACATTATTAGAAAAAAATTCAGATGGCTCATTAAAACACGCCATATGGAAACAACCAACTAGCTAATGTTATTCGGTCACGGCACCATATCTGAGTTTGCCATAGCTTCAGTCAGAGGCGGTGGTGTACAAAACGTAGGATCGCCTTTTGTTAGTGGTGTTGCTATTACCTCTGGTATTGGAGATGAAACCGTAACTGGTGGTGCTACCATATCACAGTCTGGTTCAAGTCTAGCTGCTACTTTTTCCATAGGAACTGAGACCGTATCAGCATCCGCAAATATTAGTCCTACCACAGCAGGACAAATTAGTGTAGGATTAGGTGATGAAACTGCTTTTGGTGAAGCATTTCAGAATGTTATTAATTTTAGTGTGGGTGATCCAAACTTCTTTATTTGGAACGAAGTAGATGATTCACAAACAATAACCTGGGTTGATGTAGAGCCAGGTTCAACAGATTAGGAGTAAAAAATGGCATCGTCATATTCAAGTTCATTAAATTTAGAGTTACAAGCCACAGGTGAAAACTCGGGAACTTGGGGTAATATTACAAATAACAATTTACAAAAAGTAGAATCTGCAATTAAAGGTTATGTATCCGTAGCTATTGCTAGCACAACAGACTCTTTAACAGCCACTGATGGATCTACTACTGACGAACAAAGTAATGCTATTATTAAATTAACAGGAACCTTAACAGGTAACACAACCATACAATGTGAAGCCGTAGAGACATGGTACATAGTTGATAACGCAACAACTATGAGCACACATACATTAGGATTTAAACCAGCAGGTGGAACAGCAACTAACCTTGTAGCGGGATCTAAACACATTTTATATTCTGATGGATCTACAATGTTTGATGTCTTGAATGATGCAGGAAATATCAAGGCCAACGGAACATTAACAGTATCTGGTAATACATCTTTAGACGGTGGCACTTTTGTATTTAATGAATCATCAGCAGACTTAGATTTTAGAATTGAAGGTAATGGTGATGCAAACTTATTCTTTACTGATGCAGGTAATGACCGTGTTGGTATTAAAACAAACTCACCTTCTACAGAATTACATGTTGTAGGCGGTGTAAAAGCCACAGGTGCAATAGACTTTGACGGGGGTGGTTTTACATTTAATGAATCAGGTGCTTCTGTAGATCTAAGAGCAGAAACAAATACTTTAACTCATGCTTTCTTTATAGATGGTTCAGCAGATAAAATTGGTTTTGGAACTGATTCACCAGCAAATGCAAGTGTAGAAATAAATCAAGCTAACTCATCTGGAGCAATAGCTTGTTTATCTTTAGATCAAGATGATCAAGATCAAGAATTTATATATTTTGATGGAACATCAGCTAGTGATAGTTCTGCTAGTGTTTCTTCATCTACAGGTGAAACTGCAAGTAAAGCAGGAGCTATAAGAGTAAATATAAATGGAACTGATCGTTGGATTAGATTTTATGAATCAGCAGTATAGGAGCTATCATGCCTTTATCAAAACTGCAAATAGCACCAGGAATAGATAAACAAAATACCGAATACGGTGCAGAAGGACGTTGGGTAGATTGTGATAATGTTCGTTTTCGATATGGTTTACCAGAAAAATTAGGTGGTTGGGAAAAAGTAACTAGTGATGCACTAGTAGGTGCTACTAGAGCTATATTAACTTACAGTGATTTAAGTGGTGTTAAGTATGCTATCTATGGCACAAACAAAAAACTATATGCTTACTCTGAAAATTCATACGCTGATATAACTCCTATTAGAGCTACAGGCACAGGTAATATTACACAATTTGAAACTACTAATGGTAGCACTACAGTTACTGTAACAGACTCATCTCATGGTGCGTTAATCGGTGACTTTGTAACTATTGCAAGTGTTAGTGGCGCAGTAGGTGGTATATCTGCTGCTAATCTTGAAGGAGAGTTTGAAATACTAACAGTTCCTAATGCTAATACTTTTACTATAGAAGCAAAAGCTGCGGCTAGTTCTGATGCGACAGGAGCCACGGCCAACGGAACATATCAAATAAATACAGGATCAGCAGTGTCTATATTTGGTTATGGTTGGGGTGCTTCTACATATGGTGCATCCACTTGGAATACAACAAGAGAAGGACTAACTGGAGCTGAAGGTGTTTTGTTAGAATCTGGTAAGTGGGCTCTTGATAACTGGGGTGAAGACGTATTAGCTTTACAATTTAATGGTGGATTATTTTACTGGGATACATCTTCTGGTTTATCTAATAATAGATCATCAGTAACAAATGTTTCTAATGCACCTACAAAATCAAGATTTATGTTAGTTTCTGGTGACGATAGACATGTCATTTGTTTTGGTACAGAAACAACAATAGGTACATCTTCTACACAAGACAACATGTTTTTAAGATGGTCAGGTCAAGAAGATCAAAATGTTTGGACACCAACGGCAACTAATACAGCAGGATCGAAAAGATTGGTGGATGGTAACTTTATACAAACAGCAGTAAGATCTAGAGGTGCTGTTCTAATATGGACAGATACAGCTTTATATCAAATGCAGTTTATAGGTCCACCACTTACCTTTGGTTTTAATCAGTTAGGTTCTGCTTGTGGTTGTATTGGTTTAAATGCAGCAGTAGATGTAGGTGGTGTATCCTTTTGGATGGGCACTGACTCCTTCTTCTTATTTGATGGTGCAGTACAAAAAATACCTTGTAGTGTTCAAGACTATGTTTTTGATGATTTAAATGTAAATGCTAAACAAGATATATTTTGTGCAGCAAATACTGATTACAATGAAGTTATGTGGTTCTATGCTTCTGCTAATTCACAACAAATAGATAGAGTAGTATTTTATAATTATGCAGAAAACCTTTGGTATGTAGGAACTTTATCTAGAACATCTTGGGCAGATAGAGGAACTTACGATAATCCTTATGCAGCTGAGTTTAAATCAACTGATACTACAGCTACTATAAGCACTATTACTGGTTTAAAAGCAGGTAGAACTTTTATACATTTACATGAGACTGGTTCTAATGATGATGGAGCTGCTATGAACGCTCATGTAGAATCAGGAGATATTGACATAGCTGATGGTGATAATTTTATGTCTATAAGTAGAATGATCCCTGATTTTAAAGCACAATCTGGAACTGTAGATTTAACAATAAAAACCAGACCATATCCCTCTGCTTCACAAACAACTCATGGATCTTTTAATATTACAACATCAACAACTAAAAAAGATACAAGAATACGTGGTAGACAAATATCTGTAAGAGTTGCTAGTGATGCTATTGATGATAACTGGAGATATGGAACATTACGATTAGATATTAAACCAGATGGAATGAGAGGAGCATAATGTCAAAAATACAAATACCTAGATTACCCCAAGCTACACCAGAGTATAGTCAACAACAACAAAACACATTGATACAAACACTAGATCAATTAATATTTTTATTAAACAATACTTATACTCCAGAGACATTACGAGAGGATGACGAAAGGATTACTTGGTTTTTATCGTAGATGGCTAATACATACACAAATTATAAAGCGATTTTAACTAATACAAACCTGACAACTTTGTATACAATACCTGCTGAAACAACTGCTATTATTAAATCAATACATGTAGCAAATGTAGATGCTTCTAATGATTGTGAGATATCTTTGTTTTTAGTGGACTCAGGTGGCACTAGTTATACTTTACAGTTAAGTAGAGATATTGAAAAAGGCTCTACTCAAGAGTTATTAGCTGCAGGTAATACTAGTCAGATTTCATCAGATTCTAGCACTGCTTCTGCTACACCGTTGGTAGCGAAAGAGTCAGAAATAATTAAAATACAAGCTGAAAACGCTAATGATTTGCATGTTGTTCTTAGTGTTTTGGAGATAACATAAACATTGCAAGGAGCTTAAAAAATGGGTATAAAAGAAGATACTATCGTGGTTGCTGGGAGAACTATCCCAAAAATAGATGTAGAAACAGTTACAACTATTAAACACGCCAAAACAGGAAAAGTCTATGCTTCTGAAGACGAGGCAACCAAAGATGTTAAAGATCCTGCCACCGACACAAAAGAAGAAGACATTCAAAAAGATGTCGCAATAAAGGTTAATAAAATGCCGGATATATTCGGAGGAACAAGTTAAACATGGATTATAGCATGCAACAATATGAACCTAGAGGCTTAGAGTCTTTTCAAAATGAGGTTTCTAAAATTGCAAATTTAGGTAGATTTGAAGACGCATATATCGCACACGTTGCTGAAGGTGAAACAGTTGTGCCTATGGAAGTCTTAGATTCTAATCCTAGACTTAAAGCAATGTTGTTCAATCAAATGCTAGACATGGGTATTAACCCTGAAAGATATATCGTAGGTAATGAATTTAACTCTATCAATCCTGTTACAGGACAACCTGAGTTTTTCTTAAAAAAGATTTTCAAAGGTGCTAAAAAAGCACTAAAAAGTATTGCACCTTATGCTGGTACTATTGCTGGCCTGGCTGGTGCTGGACCTTTCTATTCTGCACTTATTGGTGCAGGTGTACCATTACTAACTGGTGGTGATGCAGGAGATGTAATCATGGGTGGTATTGGTGGATATGGTGCTGGTAGAGCATTAGGAACAGCAGAAATGTTTGGTGGAGATCCTGGTCAATATGCATTACCAAAATTATTTAGTGGTGAAGGCGGTATAGGAGCAGCATTTGATCAAGTAAAAACTAATCTTGGATTTGCAAGTGATACTGCTGGTATATCATCAGAAGCTGCTGAAGCAATTGGAGCTGATGCTGGCACACCAATAAAAGATTTAACTGACGTACAGAAAGCTGATCTAAAACTTGGCATTGATTCTGGAGTAATTAAAAATCCTGCGGCTGGTGTTCCTTTCGCAGCATTAGCAAATACTGCGGCATTGACTGTACCTCCACTTGTAGCCGCAGCTGGTGCAGAGAAAGACGATAGAAGCATGGAGGAAAAATTTCCAGGGTTCTATAGCATTTATCCTGAAAACGCTTACATGGGTATGTTTGGA